GGCTCTTTCAAACTGTTTCATAAATAATTTTTAAGTGTTAATACTTGACAAAGATATAAAAAGTTTCATATCTGCAATATATTTTGCACAAAAAAATTTAATTTTCCACAAATTTAAGATAGGGAACATGTATAGAAAACCGCACTTTACTATACATAATCGGTAAAATTCCGATTTAATGCCGTTAAAAAATCACATTATAAGTGTATAATTGTGGTGAAAATGACATAAAATAAAGGTAATAACGTGACAATCACATTATAATGGGTAATAAAAGGGATAAACTACTGCAGTTATGGGTGCTATAAGGGGATAACCTTATGAAATGTTTTTCTTTTGCCGGTAGATATACTCTTGGTACTTAGTGAACACCAGGTGATTTACTTTGTTATGCTTTTTACAGTCACGGCATTGGAGCCAATGGTGTACGGTTCCTGCAGCAGTGACTACTTTCTTATTGTACCGGTGGTTAGTACCACCACATTCAGCACATTCGTACTTATCACCGCCATGTTGCACAGCATAGTTGTGGTTTACTAAGGCATAGCTATTTAGTTTCTCAAATACTGACTCAAGGACCTGCACATCCATCTTGCAATAGTCAACCATCTTATCTAATGCATCCTGATCCTTGCGAAAAACTATATCTTTCCATAGGTCAATCCCTCCTGTTTCCATCTTAGCACCTACCTTTAGGAGCTTAGCAATATAGTCTAGTTTATTTGAGTTAAAATTGAAGTATCTTTTAGCCCATTTAAGCGTGTCTATGGTCTTAGGGGATGGCATAACACCAATGCCATGAAATAAAGCCCTTGTGCGTATCCATTTAAGGTCAAACCTATCCCCATTATGAGCTACAATCTCATCAGCTTCATGCAGTACCTTGACAAACTGCTCAATCATTTTCTTATCACTCTGACTTTTGGACCATGTTAGGCTGTGAATTTCATCTTCACCCTCCCATTTGTAGCAGATGCAGATGATTGCCCTCTCATGGATGATATCCCCGGGGTTAATTGTTAGGTTATATCCTGTTCTCCAGAATACACCGACATTGAAAGAAGTTTCAATATCGTAAAATAGTCTTTTTCTCATAGCTTAAACAGCAGAGCTATCCTGTCAAGTAGCCCCTTTTGGATTAAAAAACGGAGCAATATACCTAGAATAAAAGCAACAATAACAGGCCACCATAGTATTTTGTACTTGACTACTTGTTTAGCTTGAGCAGTTTTGTAGATAGTCTTACCTCGTATCTTTTCAACCTTTGTTTTGTACCTGTACTCAATCCTTGTTTGCCATCTAGTCTTTGGCACATAGACATTATTGAACTTTATTACCGTATCGCGATACGCAATAAACTTTTCCCAAAAGATAGTGTCATTGTGTACTATTGGGAATGAGTCAATGGTAGTGATGCGGATGGTGTCACTATCCTGGACTACTTGCAGGCCGTTCTTGAGTGCTTTCTTATAGTGCCATTGTGCTCTCTTTGGAGCTGAGCAGGATGTCGCAAATATAGTAGATACTAGCGACAAAATAATTATTGAAAGTCTCATCTGCTATAGGTTTTGTAGCATTGCAATCATTCTAGGGCATGGGTATATATCACTCTTGTCTTTGCGTACACTGTTATGGGTGTAGATCCCTGCAGTACCTTTGAATGCCTCTTTGTCTATTGCAAATATCTCTGACCGGTAAGTCTTAGGAATATCATACGTATCACACAGGTACTCCACCAATTGGCGAGTGCTTTCAATCTGCTTATCCGTATATTTGTACCATAGCACATGACCCTTGTATGGCTTATCTAAGATAGTGACCATTGATGGGTCCACTACTCCCTTAACATAGTTGTAGTACTTGCCATCCTTGAGCTTTAATGGGCCCCAATTGCATATCTCAATACCAACAGATAGCTTGTTTAGGTTAAGATATTTGAGGCCATGTACTGCAAAGTCCTGACTATCTATGCCTAGGTGATAGGCCCAATGCTTGGAGCTGAAACATTGTACAATAGATCCTTTTTCACCTACCACAAATGCGGTTGCAATCCTATCTCCGTTGCTATTCCACCACCTAGATACAGCTACGGGGTTTCCGTTGCCTGCTGTGTGATGTAAATAGATTTGTTTCTTAGGTGAGTCCTCCTCAAAGTATTGCCCCTTAGATAGGCGTTCCTGTAATATCTTGCTTGTGTCTAATTTCATCTACCTCTTTTTTTATATCCTTAGCTCTTGCAAATAGGTTCTTCATTGCCTGCCATAGGTCAAGGCCTTTTACTGCTTTGTAGTTCTCGTTAATACTCATGACCTCGATTGATACCAGGATAAGTGCAAGCACCTTAGTGAGCATGAGCTCCACTGAAAAGAACTGTAGGATGATATTGTTTAGTATGAATTTATCAATCATGTAGAACATAATCACGGTAACCTCATACAGCAACATCTTACTAATGATAGCACTCAACCCTCTGCTTGTGATTGGCACCTTGTGTTTGATGCTCTTCCATACTCCTGTAATGGTATCCAATACAATCACAAACCCCACAAGGAACAATAGCCCTGATATTGGCATTAGGAATGTAGAGACAACAGCTAACAGCTTGAACCAATTGGCCTGCATGGTAGCAAGTAGTATAGAGAGCTGTGTCTTCATTATAAGATTAGGATGCTGTTATTGTATCCGTTCTCTAAGAAGTTACCACACATACCGGTGCAAGTCAACTGATATTGAGTGATGCATGAGCAATGGTTGAACATTGGTCTAAGGTCAGTGTCCATGTTAGTGGTACTGATAAAGATAGGAAATAGGTTGCGGTTAGCCAATAGCCATCTGATAAGACGTTGCTCAAAGAATGATGCCTTTTGTGCATAGTGTTCCATACCAAAGGCTACCTCTGAACGGGATACGCTTGCAGAGTAGTCACCATTCTGAGTCTGAAGTCCTTTGTTTTTTAGCTGATAGGTCAACCCAAATACTGCATCCTCTGCACTCCTCCATGCAATGACCGGTTGAATGAACTCTACTAGATCTATTTCATCTGGTGTAAGAGTTTGATTGTTGTAAGCTGTCAACATGTGATTGTAGAACGTGGTGCCCAGGATAGGTTGTATCCTTAATGCCGATTGTGTAGCAATGTATGGGGTAACATCCGTCACATCCACATTGGCTGTGATGGGTGTGTTAGTTTTTAGGTAGGTTTCGGTTATGAAGTATAACATTACTGAGCAGTGTTAGTAGGTTCATCAATTGGAGGCAATGAAGCAAGAGCTCTAATTTCATTAGTAGTCATCTTCTCAAGCACTTTACCAAGTAGTGCATCACTCAAGCTATTCAATGCATCCTTTACCTTTGCAGTATCTTCATCTACCTCAACAATAGTGTCACCAATGATTTGAAAGTTATTGATTGTAAACTCCGCAGGGATGCGGGCAATAGTCAAGAGCTCTTGGAAGATAGTTGTGACCTGTTGACGTAGCTCCATTACTACATTCTTTTCAAAGATAACATAAGCCTGCTTGATATCGGACCCATTGCCTAGAGCTCCTGTGGTACGGATACCCATTAAGATAGGGTCAATGGTGTGACTAAAACAAATCTGCTCAGTGTTCAATGCAGATGCCTCATGAAATAGCTTATCATTGGCATTAGTTGGTAGGCTTTCAATCTTTGGAAGTTGGTCCGCACTGTTAGCAAAAAATGCCACAGCTTTACCTGCATTGGCTGCACCCTTGAGGCGGTCAATAGTTTCCTTAATCATGTGTTTCTCCTCTTCAGACTGCGGTCTCTTAGGGAACATCATAGCGAATGATGGGAACACACTATTTTGAATGTTACTTTTTGCAAAGTAAGATAGCTCACCACTCAAAAACGCAAAGTTTAATGCACTTGTATAGGTAGGTAGTGGGTAGTAGTCCTGCCCTACTGACTTAACCTCGTAGCAATATAGCTGAATTTCATCCGTACAGGTGATGTGATAAGGCTTTATTTGTTCAGTATCTATCCTAGTACTCCAATCATCAGACAAATAGTAGTATCTTTTGCATGGTGATACCCTTACTTTCTCAGGTGATACGTTCTCAATCTTGATTAGCTTTCTTTTTTCACCAAAATACAGCTTGAAGTACACCCGATTGTGGATGATTAACTGCTTTGTAACAGACTTAACAGTGTGCTTTAGGTGTGCTTTCTTTTCAAAGCTATACATTTCTAGCTTTTCTTGTGGTGTGAGCTTGTCAGTGGTTAGGTTGAACCCTCCACCAATCACAGCATTGGTCTTAAAGTCCACAATGGCTCCGTGTAGTGGTGAGCTGTAGTACATTTGGTTCAACATTTCAGGGTAAAGGTTGCCCTCCCCAAATCTCACCCATGACTCCTGTACATATCTACCATTGATGTATGGCAGTGTCAAGTTACCTCTCCCCACCGGTAGGAATGGGGTGCTAAATGATTGATAGCCCTCTACCATTTCGGGGGCTTTTGATTTGCTGTTAAATAGTCTTTCGTACCAAGCCATAGTTAGTCATATATTGATGTACCTGCAGGACCACTTACTACCATTCTGCCCTCTTCAATAACTACGCCTGTAGTTTGTGCTATTGTTAGGGGCAACACGAATGGTGTTGAGCTCTCATATACCTGGTAAACGTACTGACCCTTTAAGAGTGTTATATCTGTAGGCTCATCTAGCGTGAACAGATTGTATCTTTCAGGGTAAGCACTTGTATCAGCAGATGTGAAGAGCTGTGGCGTGCTTGTGGTATTCATTTCGTTAGTGAATACAAATAAGTAGTGTGGTGTAGTAACCGTAGTGACCTCTGAGAGGGTCAGTACAAACTGATTAATAACACCTTGATCTAAGTATATCACACCTATATTAATTTAGGTTTGTCAAATGTTCATAAAAAAAGCCCCACCATAGTGGCAGGGCTCTAAGATATAGAGAGGCAGGATATTATTGTACTCCGATTGCAGCAAGTGCAGCAGCGTTCATGTTAACCTCATATGCGAGGTACTCATTCTCCGCAAGGAGAGTAACGGAATATTTACTACCATCAGCACGAGCTGTACCTGAACCCTCACCTGTAGCAGATACTTGCAAGTATGGGAAGTACCAATACTTACCGTTAGCATCTAAGATGATTGCAGTTAAGTACTGCTGTCCTGCACCTAGAATTTTGATAGCACGAGACTTGTCAGCTTCTCTACGGTGGAACATTAGGTTAACTGTTGCAGTCACAAATGAGCTACCATTAACTAAGTCAATAGTGCTGTCCTCAGTGAAGTTAGATGTGTTGCGTTTGATGTAGTAGTTTTCAAATAATGGAGCAAGAGCTACCAAAGTGATACCTGTGATATCCCACCCCGCACCCGCTGATGGGTCTGTAGGAGTAATGGAGTCGATGTTATCTTGTTGGTTAATCCAGATTCCATAAATACCACCACTGTTGTTCTCGCATGATTTTACAATTGCCTCGAGGGCTTGACATGGTATGGCCATTGTGATAAAGTATTAAAGAGCCCCCACTTCTGAGGGCTCATGATTAATTATTAAGAATAGAATACGATCTCCGCAGGGTTAACAAAGTTGAAACCGACTTTCATGTTAGCACGAGTACGGATGTAAGGCTCAGCTACAGTATCAGCTAAGTTAACAGCACGTAGGTCAGAAGAGTCACCCTCAGCATCAAATGCATAGATAAGGTTATCTTTCAAAGTCCATACAAAAGTGTTGTTAGACATACCTGGACAAACTACAATCTTGATACCTAAGAAAGTCAAAGACAAATCTTGAGTGATGTATGCTTGAGTGTTACCTGAAGCTACTCCTAATCGGTAGATGTTCACCAACTGAGTAGGCATGTACAAACGTAAATCAGCTGTACGTGTAGCAATAGTAGCAGGTAAAGCAGCAAATGCAGTAGACAAAGCAGCCTCTAATGCAGTAAAGTTAGCGATTGAACCTGAACCACCAGGGATAACTGCAGGGTCAGCAGCTAACAACTTCTCATAACCATCACACAAAGCGAGTGTAGGGTTTAATGAAAGTGTATCACCTTGCCATCTGATTGACTCAATATTACCATTGATTTTGTTAGCCATCTCACCCCAATAGAAAGACATGAAAGATGCAACAGAGAAATCTCCGTTAGATCCTTTGCTCATTTGAAGAGATAAGAAAGATTGCTCTAAGTCAAACTGACAAATTTGAGCCATTGCAGACAATGCACAAACGTCAATTTCTTTAGCATCTAAATCATCATTAGGAGCTGAGAAAGAACAGCTAGATGGTTGTAAGATGTTACCGAAAGTAACGGTAGCTAATTTAGTTTTGTACTTAACACCTGGCAAAGCTCGGTAGTTATCAGCAGTATCCTCACTCAAGTAAGCTTGAGAATAGAATGCCTCAGGGTTCGCAGCCAATAAAGCTGTTGGGTCAACTTGTAAGTCGAATTTTAATTTACGCATGATTATTTGTTTATGAATTTGTTTACACTAGAAAAACGTTGCTGTGCACTCATGGCCACAGCCTCACTCACCACCTCATCCTCTACCTCTGCAGATAGGATCTCTTCAACTTGGTTTCTCAAGTCTGCAATCATAGCCACTACTGCATTCATGTGCTCATCCATTGCAGGCTTAACGATAGCAAGAATAGCCTCTGCATCAAGCACAGGGTCAACTGCCATTGTCTCTTCTTGTACTGTCTCTTCTTCGACAACAGTATCTTCTAGGGCTACCTCTTCTGAGGTCTCCTCTAATTTTTCAACCTCACGTATCTCAATAATCTCCCCATCTTTTACAACGTAGATTTTATCCTCGATAGTGTGTTCTCCATCAGGTAACTTGTTCATGTTTATATTATTTGTTTGTTGCTCTTTTAACTTCATGCCAAGGTACCCCTCAATAGAGAAGCCTATTTGCTCCTGTGCTACTAGCTCAGCGTAGTATTCCTTATCAGTTACCTGGGCCGTTACCATCAATGTGCCCTCCGGTACCTCAATACCAAATGATGAATAAGCCTTGTCCTCCATTGGAGTATCAACTATCCATGCCTCAAGGACATAGGCAGGTACAGTCTTAGATTGGTCATGCTCAAGATTAAACAAATCTCGGTTAACCATCTGTTGCATGAATTTACCATGTATCTTCTCAATCTCCTCCTTAGTAAACTTAACATTGTACTCCTCTTTGCTATCTTCATCAAAGCGGTAAATCTCCATAGGTATCAAAGCAGGTGCAGTGATACGGTACTTTAACTCATCCGAAAAGAATAAAGGCTTAGCTTGAGAACTGAATGCCATCCCCTTAACTTTGATTGCAGGTGTAGCTGTAAAAGCTATCTGCTCAATGCCAAGGTCCTGACCATCTTCTGCATACTCAGGGTCAATGGTTATCTTGTAGGTAGGAATGTTTTTAGAAGCCATACACCTATATTAAAAAAACTCTATATTTGTTCAAAAATTAGAACATGATAACTATCTTAAACAGGGAGATCCCTAACCAAGTAGAAGAGCTCACTATTGAGCAATTTGAAGCCATCACTGATATCAATAACAATCAGGAGCTTGACCCCATTGATAAACACCTGCAGGTATTTGCTTACCTTGGGATACCTGAGTCTGAGTTTTGGGACTATGATGTGGCTGATTTTGTTGGGATGGTCCGAGACTTTAACAGCAGTGAACGCAAAGAGTATCCAACAGTGGAGGAGATAGAGATAGATGGGTATGTGTACAAAGCACAATTAAAGTTAACTGTACGGGATACAAAGCTAATTGAAAAGATAACCCTCAAAAAAGAGAAAGGATATATCTCCGAGATGTTAGCAGTCATGTTCAAACGGGAGGACCTTACACCCACTGAACACTACACAGATGCACACATCAAGCAGAAAGCTAAACTATTTAGAAAGCTAAATGCAGCTATCTCCATTCCTTACGTTATGTTCATCGCACAAAAAATAGGACAGCAAGCCAATGATCAAGCTACCGCAGAAATGGAGCCAAGTAACGCTTGAGCAGTTCATTGAATTTAGTGCAATAGATAAAGAGCAGGGAGCCTACCACTACAACAGTGAGGCTCTCTCTATCTTATCAGATGAGTCTATTGATACCATTGAGGACCTTGATGTGGATGAGATGGCAGAGCTTGTAGCAGAGGCCAAGTGGTGTACATCTGAACCATCTAAAAGATACAAGCATGAACTGCTAGGCATGAAGTTCAAACCATTGAACAAGCTCACCCTCTTTGAGTACATTGACCTAGACTACTACTTCAATAACAACTATATCACCAATCTCGACAAGGTGTGTGCTATCTGTTACCGGCACAGCAAGGTAAATGAATGGGGTGATGAGGTCCTTGAGCCGTATGAGTTTGACTGCACCATCAGAGCTGAGCGGTTCCTTGACCTACCCATCACAGATGTGTATGGTATTGTGCATGAGTTCCTGAAGTACAGGGATACATTCCTTAAGAATTATGAGAACCTGTTTAGTGGTGAGTTAGATGAAGAGCTGAGTGAGGATGAACGTAGGGAGTTAGATCCTGAAGAGGTCAAAGAGATAGAGCAGGAGCAGAAGCTCGCTAAGTGGTCATGGGAGCAAACCATCTACGGCCTCACCAATGGGGATATAACAAAGAGTGAAAAGGTAGGAGCACTACCTCTCATCTATGTGTTCAATATCCTGTCAATGAAAAAAGAGTTAGACATCTAACGGGAAGCCAGGTGTAAATCCTGCAGGAGGGTCAAGAGCTTCAAACGTGTACACAAGTTTGTACTGTTTCTCAAGCACCTCAACTGCTTGGACTAATGGATACTTTTTTGTAATCCATTCAGTGTACTGCCGATAGATTTCAGCAACAAGTCCTGCCTGCATCATTGCATCTGTAAATTGTGCAACGAAATCTCTAGGAGCAATGGAGCCACCATTTGGCCCATAGGCATTAGCTGTTTGTGGCACCCCATTGTTCAGGAAGATAAAATAGTACATGGCCACAATTTGTATCTC